CATAGAGGCTGGCATGCAGGGGGCACAGCAAATAATAGTCATATAGGCTTTGAGATTTGCGAAGACAATCTGGCAGATGCTTCTTATTTCAACTCAGTCTACAAAGAAGCCACAGAACTTTGTGCTTACCTTTGTAAGCTCTATGATCTAACTGAAAAAGACATTATTGGCCACTATGAAGGATATCAAAAGAAAATAGCCAGTAATCATGCTGACCCCGGCCACTGGTTTTCCAGACATGGTAAGAGTATGGATACTTTTAGAGCTGACGTTAAAAAACTATTAACTTCAACAGCTTCAGGGTCTAAGAAACTCTACCGGGTTCAGATTGGAGCTTATAGTGTTAAATCAAATGCTGAGGCTATGCTAGCTAAGGCTAAAGCTGCAGGCTTTAAAGATGCCTTTATCAAAATTGAATAAGTAATCACTATGCCCTTGGATGTTTAAAAAACTTCTGAGGGTATTTTTTTATTTCTAAAAACCGTCAGATTTTCACTTCTCCTGTGGCTACTAGATAGAGGGGAGAAAAGATTGGCCCTTCAGAAAGAGGTGATGTAAATGAAACACAAGTTAAAAATCAGTGTTTCAAAAGAACAACAAACAGATGGGATTCTCACTTGCCGTAATGTCACCGTGAGGGAGCGCATCTTACGTTTTCTCCTTGGAGATAAACAGCGAGTGACAATTCTGGTTCCCGGAGATCGTATTGAGGAACTTGCCATTTGTGAGACTATGAAAGGAGGAGAAGATATTGAGTAAAACAAAGTTGCTGCTTGACGTGGTAGAGGATATGAGGGCCCTTGCAGATAGCATACAAGCTATTTGTGATGTAGTGACTGAGCCTGAAGAACCTACAGTAAAATCAGAAAAGCCTAAAGAGCCTGAGATTTCACTGGAAGAAGTGCGGATGGTTCTTGCTGATAAGAGTCAAAGTGGCTTTACTGGTGAAGTGCGGGATATTATCAAGAAATACGGTGCTGATAAGCTAAGTGCTGTTGATAAGAAATTCTATGCTGACATTTTGAAAGCTGCGGAGGTTCTTGGTAATGGGTAATCACGCAATACTATCCGCATCTTCATCACATAGATGGCTTCGTTGCTTACCATCTGCAAGGCTTGAACTTGAATTTGAAAACACAAGTGGTCAAGCGGCAAAAGAAGGTACAGCAGCACATGAGCTTTCAGAGCACAAACTAAAAAATGCCCTGCGCATTAGTAGTAAGAGGCCTATATCTGAATACGACTGTGATGAGATGGAGAAATGCACAGATGACTACGTTTCCTTCATCATAGAGCAGGTGGAACTGGCAAGAAAGTCCTGTACAGATCCAATCGTTCTTATAGAAAAGCGACTTGATTTTTCTTGCTATGTTCCTGAGGGATTTGGAACAGGAGACTGTGTAATCATATCAGATGACAAGCTGCATATTATTGATTTTAAATATGGAAGAGGCGTACTTGTTGACGCACAGGACAACCCTCAGATGAAGTTATATGCTCTTGGCGCTCTTGAAATCTATGACAGTCTTTATGATATCAAAGAAGTTTCAATGACCATTTTTCAGCCAAGAAGAGAGAATGTGAGCACATGGACCGTTCCAGTAGATGAACTGAAAGAATGGGCGGAAAAAGAACTAAAACCTAAGGCTAAAAAAGCCTATGAAGGTGAAGGTGAATTTATCCCCGGTCCTTGGTGTACATTCTGCAGAGCATCTATAAGATGTCGTGCAAGAGCTGAAGAAAAACTGAAACTGGCACAGCTGGAGTTTAAGATGCCACCCCTGCTTGCAGATAATGAAATCGAGGAAATCTTAAGCATAATTCCCGATCTTACAAAATGGGCAGGTGAAATAAATGCTTATGCTACAGATGCTGCAATTAACCACGGTAAAGAGTGGAGTGGCTTTAAAGTTGTAGAAGGGCGCTCGGTTCGCAAGTACAAAGATGAAAATGCCATCGCAAGAAAAGCTGAAGCAAGTGGATATAAGGATATTTACCGTAAGAGCCTTATCCCTTTGACTCAGATGCAAAAGCTCATGGGAAAAGCTAAGTTTGAGGATATTCTTGGAAGCCTCATCTATAAAGCACCAGGTAAGCCGACTTTGGTTCCTGTTTCAGATAAAAGACAGGCAATAAAGGTAACGAACGCTAAAAATGAATTTAATGAAATTAAGGAGGATTAATCAATATGGCAAATAATATGAATAGAACAAAGGTAATTACAGGTATGAACACAAGACTTTCCTACTTCCATGGATGGGAGCCAGTATCTATTAATGGAGGTGCTGAAAAATACAGCGTATCTGTTCTTATTCCAAAAGACGATACTGAAACCATTAATGCAATAAATGCTGCCATCGATGCAGCTATTGAAGAAGGGATTGCTAAGTTTGGTGGGAAGAAGCCTAATAAAGCGGCCATTAAACTTCCTATTAGAGATGGAGATGTCGAGCGTGATGATGAGGCCTATAAGGGACATTATTTCATCAACGCCAACAGTAAAACTGCACCGCAGATTGTTGATAAAAGCGTTAAACCGATTATGGATCGTGGTGAAGTATACAGCGGTTGCTATGGTAGGGTTTCACTTAACTTCTATGCTTTTAACTCAAACGGAAACAAAGGTGTGGCCTGCGGACTTGGAAACATCCAAAAGATTAAAGATGGTGAACCTCTTGGCGGAAAGACTTCTGCAGCAGATGACTTTACAACTCTTGCAGATGATGATTTCCTTGCCTAACAGAATCAGTGACATTAAGGTGGTGGCTTTTCTCTGCCACCTTTTTTCTTTTGAAATGGAGGTGCGCTATGAAGAATTTAGAAATTGATATAGAGACATATTCATCTGTTAGTCTTCAAAAAAGTGGTGTATATCGCTATGTAGAGGCGGATGATTTTGAAATACTTCTATTTGCTTATTCAGTTGATGGCGGAGAAGTTCAGGTGATTGATTTAGCAGCACGAGAAAAGATACCCACGAATATTATAGATGCCTTAGGGGATCAGAATGTTATTAAATGGGCCTTTAACGCACAGTTTGAAAGAATATGTCTTTCGAGATATTTAGGATATCCTTCTGGGTCTTATCTAAGTCCCCTATCTTGGAGGTGCTCAATGGTATGGTCAGCTTATATGGGCCTGCCGCTTTCTCTAGAAGGTGTAGGTGTTGTTCTTGGACTTGAAAAACAGAAGTTAAAAGAAGGTAAAGACTTGATAAGGTATTTTTGTATACCATGTAAGCCTACCAAATCAAATGGGGGAAGAGTTAGGAACCTTCCAAGTGATGACAAAGAAAAGTGGCAAGCGTTCAAGAATTATAACAAGAGAGACGTTGAGACAGAAATGCTAATTCAAGAGAGGCTGATTAAATTTCCTGTACCAGAAGAAACATGGAATGAATACCATCTTGACCAGACTATTAATGATAGAGGCATAAAGATAGATATGGATTTCGTAAAACAGGCCATTGCCATGGATGAGATTTCTAATGATAGTTTGATGGGGTTAATGAAGCGATTGACGGGCCTAGAGAACCCTAACTCGGTACAACAGATGAAGGACTGGCTTTCTAAAAATGGGCTAAAGACGGATACTCTAGGGAAAAAAGCTGTTGCAGAACTATTAGAAGATGCGCCAGACCATTTGGCTGAAGTTCTTAAACTCCGACAACAGCTTGCAAAGTCGTCTGTTAAGAAATATGCAGCTATGGAAAATGTAGTCTGTAGTGATTCCAGAGCAAGAGGAATGTTCCAGTTTTATGGAGCTAATAGAACCGGACGCTTTGCAGGTAGGCTTGTGCAATTACAAAACCTTCCTCAGAACCACATGCCAGACTTAAAAGAGGCACGAGCTGTAGTTAAGGGTGGTGATTATGAAACGCTTGAAATGTTATATGAAGATATTCCAGACACTCTTTCACAGCTTATTCGCACAGCCTTTGTACCAGATAAGGGAAAGAAATTCATCGTTGCTGACTTTTCTGCTATTGAAGCTCGGGTCCTTTCATGGCTTGCTGGGGAAACCTGGAGGAGTAAAGTATTTGAAAGTGGTGGTGATATCTACTGTGCATCGGCATCACAGATGTTTAAGGTTCCAGTTGAAAAGCATGGTGTAAATGCAGAGTTAAGACAGAAGGGTAAAATTGCAGAACTGGCCCTCGGATATGGTGGATCAGTAGGTGCTTTAAAGGCAATGGGTGCCTTAGAAATGGGCCTTTTAGAAGAAGAATTAAAACCTCTTGTAAATGCCTGGAGAGGATCCAATCCAAACATCGTGAAGTTCTGGTGGGGCGTGGATAGGGCAGTTAAGAAATGTATTAAAGAAAAGAGGTCTCAGAGGATATATGGTATGGAGATTCATAATATAAGTGGGATGCTCTTTATCGTTCTTCCATCTGGAAGACGCCTTTCATATGTGAAACCTCGTATAGGAGAGAATAAGTTTGGCGGAGAGTCAGTAACATACGAAGGGGTAGGCGGAACAAAGAAATGGGAACGTATTGAAAGCTATGGACCAAAGTTTGTAGAGAATATTGTTCAGGCAATCTCACGTGATATTTTGATGTATGCCATGAAGACATTAGGTACCTATAGGATAGTGGCTCATGTACATGATGAAGTGATTATTGAAGTAGATCCACAAGTGTCAGTAGAGAGCATTTGTAACGAGATGGGAAAAGTTCCTTCTTGGGCACCTGGACTTATCTTAAGTGCAGATGGTTATGAATGTGATTTTTATAAAAAAGATTAGGAAAATCATCAGATTTCACCTCTTGCCATGGCTACCAGGTAGGAGGTGTTTTTTTTATGAAAATCACAAAAGTGAAAGATGGGTGCCCCATTAAATTTGAAACCGAGAAGATAACAGAAGAACAGCTGCAAAATGAATATGATTTTTATATGGCAGAAAGCCTTATATGCATGCTTTTTAAAGAAGACAAAATTTCAGAGGATGAACTAAGAAAAATATCGGCATTAAATAGGCAAAAGTTCTCGCCAAAATTGTCAGAACTAATGTCATAAAAGCCTTGCTATAACTGGGCTCTTGAGTGATATATGTAATGAAAGGAAGTGAGGTGAGACAGTGAAAAAGGTAACGAGAATAGATGGCATGTCAAACCCTAGGTTCTCAAATAATAAGCTTAGAGTAGCAGCCTATGCCAGGGTTTCAACAGATAGTGATGAGCAACTGGAAAGTTTAAAAGCACAGCGGGAACACTATGAAAACTACATTAAGACCAATCCGGAGTGGGAATTTGCAGGGTTATATTTTGATGAAGGAATATCTGGAACTAAGAAAGAAAAGCGGCCAGAGCTTCTTCGTATGATCCGCGACTCAGAAAATGGCAGGATTGATTTTATCATCACTAAATCCATCAGCCGCTTTGCCAGAAACACCATGGATTGTTTAGAACTAGTCAGAAAGCTTATAGATATTGATGTTTATGTATATTTTGAGAAAGAAAATCTAAACACGGGTGATATGGAAGGTGAATTGATGCTTTCGATTTTATCCGGATTTGCTGCAGAAGAATCTGCATCCATTTCACAGAACATGACATGGTCAATCCAAAGAAAGTTTAAAAATGGCTCTTATATTAATGGAAGCCCACCTTATGGCTATGCCAATGTAAATGGGAAGATGGTTATTGTTCCAGAAGAAGCCGAGATTGTTAAACGGATTTTTTCAGAGTGTTTATCAGGTAAAGGTGGAAATCTCATTGCAAAAGGTCTTAATAAGGATAAGATTCCTGCTAAGAGAGGAAAACATTGGAGCTCAGGGACCATTATTGAAATGCTTAGAAATGAAAAATACAAAGGAGATGTGCTTTTCCAAAAAACCTACACAGATGGAAGTTATAATCGACATCCTAATAATGGAGAGAAAGACCAGTATTATTGTAAGAGCCACCATGAAGCCATTATCAGTAAAGAGGTTTTTTCTAAGGCACAGAAACTTATAAGTCAAAGAAGAAAAAGCAGGAGTAAGAAAACCAAAAGCAATGCCTATCAAAACAGATATGCCTTAAGCGGAAGGATCATTTGCGGAGAGTGTGGATCTAAGTTTAAAAGAAGAACAAACTATTCTGCTGGCAGAAGCTATATAGCCTGGAGCTGCAAAGGGCATATTGAAGACAAAAACAGCTGTCCCATGTTATTCATACGGGACGGGGAGATAAAGGCAACCTACTCAACCATGATGAATAAGTTAGCCTTTAGTAGAAAAATAATTTTAGAACCCCTTTATAAGACCCTAAGCAGAATAGATGAGAAAAGCGATCTTGAAAGAATTGCTGTTATAGATAAGAGGTTAGAGCAATTGACTGAAGAACGTAACACTCTGATTGGGCTAATGACAAAAGGATTTCTCGAGCTAGTACTTTTTAACAAGGAAAGAAATGCTCTGGATATAGAAATAAGTAGTCTTACTACAGAAAAGACAAACCTGGTCATGGCATTTACAGATGGCACATCACAAGCAGATGAAGTGAAAGAACTTCTTGATTATGTGTCGGGAAAAGCATTTATTGGTGAGTATACTGAAGAGGCATTTGAAAAGTACGTTGAAAATATCATTGTGAATACAAGAGATGAATTAACATTTAAACTGAAATGTGGACTTTCTCTGAAAGAGGAGGTGGTGAGATAAATGGCTTATATACCTTATGGTTACAAGATGATAGAGGGTGTTATAACTGTTGATGAAGAAAAAGCAAACCAAGTTAGAGTGTTTTTTGAAAAGTATATTTCAGGGCTTTCCTTAGCTGTGGCTGGTGAACAGGCAGGTATTGAAAAGACACATTCTTCAATGGGGCTTATTTTAAAGAATGTTAACTATCTTGGAAATGATGTGTACCCAGCAATTATCGATAAAGAAAGCTTTGATAAAGCTGAAGAAGTTAGGCAAAAGCGTGCAAAGGACTTAGGGAGAATTGTAGAGCTTGCAGCTTTTACATCTCCAACGCCAATCGAAAGATTCAAGATGAAAAAAGCAGATACCAAGCTTCCGGAGGATCCTGTTCTCCGAGCTGAGTACCTGTACAGTCTGATAGAAAGTGAGGTTTGA